ATCATCACATGCCAAAGAGTACCAAAAGATCCTCGAACAAAACATCTTGAAACTTAATCATAAAAGTTTTCATCAGGTGGTAGTACTTGGCTCCTCATCTTTCATTCCTTTCATGCAGCTTGCAGGTTGGCACCGAAGAGATGTTATCGAGGATCTTTTGGACATTAATGTGTTTTCAAAAATGAATGCACTTCTAAAAGAAAAAACTGGTAAGTTAAAAGAAGATCTTAAGTCTACAGATTATGATTTAGAAATCACAAAAGAAAAGATTGATCTTCAGCGTAAGTATATTAAAGAAGTAGAAGCTTTAAGTAATGATCAAATCGAAGAAAAAGAAACTCAAATCTTCCTCGCAGAAGATTCCATCGAGAATCTACAGTTGGAAAACGTCAATACGTCCGAAGAAATCGAAAAGCTATCGATTGGGCTTGAAGAAGGTCTCAAGAAAAATCACGACAAAAAACAAGCTCTCTTACAGTATAAAGCTGAATTCAATCAAAAAATCTCGACCCTCGTCAAAGACTCGAAATTTTATGAACAAAATGATACATGCCCCACATGTTCCCAAGATATTGATTCAGATCTTCGATCGAAGAAATTGTCCACCGCCAAAACTAAGGCAGCAGAGATACAAAAAGCGTTGGACGATGTCTCTGACCAGTCGTCTATTGTGGAATCAACTATTGAACGGCTCAACACCGCAGCTAATGCAATCAGAGAAAAAACCGCACTTGTATCTGGCAACAATAGAGAAATCGTACGGTTGCAAGGACAGATTAAAGGTCTCACCTCTTCCATATCACAAATACGTAGCAATGATGGTGATGTAGCGAAATCAAAAACAGATCTTGAAAATTTAAAAGATTTGAAAGATAATTTACTTGATAAAAAATTATCTTATAAAGATGAATTAAATTATAATATGGTTATGAGCGAAATGCTCAAAGATACTGGAATTAAAACTAAAATTATTAAACAGTATTTGCCTGTTATAAATAAACTCGTTAATCAGTATCTACAGGTTCTCGATTTCTTTGTTCACTTTGATTTAGATGAAGAGTTTAAAGAGACTATTCGATCACGTCATAGAGATGAATTTACATATGATTCGTTTAGTGAAGGTGAAAAACAAAGAATCGACCTTTCATTGCTATTTACATGGAGACATATAGCAAAGATGAAAAACTCTGTGGCTACTAATTTATTGATACTAGATGAAACGTTTGATTCTAGTCTTGATCATGATGGAGTTGAAAACTTGTTGAAAATATTACATACGCTTTCTGATGATACTAACGTATTTGTTATATCTCATAAAGGTGATATACTTGATGGCAAATTTGAATCTAAAATTGAGTTTAAAAAAGAAAAGAATTTTAGTAAGATGGCAGCATGATGGTTTACAAAACGATAAAAATGTGGTATGATAATCTATATTCTAACGGAGCTATATAATGGAATTGAATGAAAATACTCTAAGTGTACTAAAGAATTTTTCTGGTATTAATCCTAATATCATTATTCGACAAGGCACAACAATTAAAACAATTAGTGAGGCACGCAATGTATTTGCTCGTGCTTCTGTAAATGAAGACTTTCCAAAAGATTTTGGTGTCTATGATCTTAACGAATTTATTGGTGTTCTCGGTCTTGTAGATACTCCTCAACTTAAGTTTGAGGATGATTACGTAATTGTGGCAGATTCCACTGGTAGATCTAAAGTCAAATATTTCTATTCAGCTGAAGAAACATTGACTGCCCCAGGCAAGGATGTAACAATGCCTGCCGTAGATGTGACGTTTGAGTTAACTAATGAAACACTTAATAAACTAAAGCGCGCAGCTTCAACTCTTGGACATGGTGAAGTTTCTATCTCAGGAAAAGATGGAGTCTTGAGCCTCTCAGTAGTTGATAGCAAAAACTCAACATCAAATGCTTTCTCGATCGATGTAGATGGTGAGTTTCCATCTGATGCTACATTTAATTTTATTGTAAGCATTAATAATCTAAAAATCCTACCAGGTGATTATACTGTAGGTATTTCGTCTAAACTTATTTCAGAGTTTAAACATAAAGAAATGAACGTTCAATATTGGATTGCACTTGAAAAATCCTCAACATATGGAGTATAATATGGGTTCTAAAGAACTTTACGCACAGCTGCGCGACAATGCAAATAAAGCTAGCCGTAGTACGGTGGCAGTTATCGATGCGATGACACAACGTGGCGCTTTCAAAGGAGAAGAACTCTCCACTATTGGTCAGCTTCGTGATCAATGTATTTTCATTATTCAGACTTCTGAGCAAATTGAGCAAGAAGAAGCAATGGAAACTGGAGATGAAGAAAAATAATTTACATTCTTGACTAACTGTGATATAATTTTTGTAATGGAGAATGTAAATGAATGAATTCTTATGGGTTGAAAAATACCGTCCTCAGTCTGTGGCAGAAACAATTTTGCCACAGGCTCTTAAAAATCAACTACAAGCAATAGTTGATAATGGCGAATTGCCAAATATGTTATTTACGGGCACTGCTGGTCTTGGTAAAACCACAGCAGCAATGGCCATGTGTAATCAACTTGGATTAGATTATATCCTAATCAATGCTTCGAAATCTGGTAATATTGATACACTAAGAACTACTCTACAACAATTTGCGAGTACTGTTTCTTTACAAGGTGGATACAAAGTTATTATTCTTGACGAAGCTGATTATCTTAATGCGCAATCTACTCAACCAGCTCTTCGTGGATTTATAGAAGAGTTTAGTAGTAATTGTAGATTTATTCTTACTTGTAATTTTAAAAATCGTATTATTGAACCACTACATTCAAGATGTGCTGTATTTGAATTTAATACAAGTAAAAAAGACTTACAACCTTTATGTGCTGAGTTTATGAAACGGGCTAAAGTTATTTTAGAACGTGAAGGTGTAAATTATGAACAACAAGCGGTCGTAGATCTTATTATGAAGTTTGCTCCAGATTGGAGACGCATCTTAAACGAACTACAAAAATATAGTGTTGTGGGATCTATTACGACAACTGCTTCAAATCATTCTTTTGATGATTTATTTAAATATCTTAAGACTAAAGATTTTAAAAAGATGAGACAATGGGTAGCCAATAATGTAGATACAGATTCGTCTGCTATATTTAGAGGTATATATGATCGTATGTATGATCAACTAAATCCACAATCAATTCCTCAACTCGTTCTCATATTGGCAGATTATCAATATAAGAATGCTTTCGTTGCTGATCATGAATTGAATATTGTTGCATGTTTAACAGAGATTATGGCTAATGTCGAATTCTCGTAGTCCTTTCGATTTTTTACAAGAAATCAACTATGGTAAAAAGAATATCATAGTTGATGATATTAGTGAAGATCAATATAATTCTTTTATGGTTAATCGTGGACTCTCTTATTTTGCTGATACTGTATTGATGGCAAATGAGATGAATCGAAACCACCACCTTGACAATAAGTTACAAAACGATTTTCTTATAAATATAGTTAGAAAAAAGAAACGATTCTCAAAATGGAATAAACCTGAGATCGTAAGTGATGTGGAAGTAGTCAAGGAATATTATGGGTATAATGATGAAAAAGCTAAACAAGCCTTGTCCCTTCTTACAAAAGAACAACTAAATATATTGAAAAAGAAGGTTTATAAAGGTGGAAGAAAATAATATAGTCGAGTGGACACCTGCTTCTATGTTAGAAGTCACACTCAACGAGCCAGATGATTTTCTCAAAGTAAGAGAAACACTAACTCGCATCGGTGTAGCCTCACGTAAAGATAATAAATTATATCAATCTTGTCATATTTTACATAAACAAGGTCGATATTTTATTGTACATTTCAAAGAATTATTTTTACTTGACGGAAAGAAATCCAATTTAGAAGAAAATGATATTGCGCGTAGGAATACGATTGCTCAGCTTATGAGTGATTGGGGTCTTATTAGTATTGAATCACAGAATAATCTACAAGAATTGGCCCCACTTCGTCAAATTAAAATTATTTCTTATAAAGATAAAGACAATTGGAATTTATGCCCTAAATATAATATTGGAAATAAAAATTAATTCTAACCTATGTACTTTTAAAAATTAATAATTATATATAATGTATGGATGCCAATAATGGGTCCATCTACAACCTTACTTAATAGGAGGTCAAATATGACTACTAACTTTAGCTTCCCTCGTGGAGCATTCGTGGGTTTCGACCACATCTTTAACGAACTCGAGCAAATGACATTTGATCATCGGCACGGGAAATATCCACCTCATAACGTAGTAAAAAATACTG